GCTCTGCGGGTTCGCTAGGGCCACCTGATGGCGTGTCCACGTATTAGCGGAGGTCGCAGGTATGTCAAGGTCTTCTGTCGTAGCTGCGGCAGAGGCCGAAGCCGAGAGTCGAAGGCGCAACTGTCCCGCAGTTAGCGCAACAGTCGATTTGATCCAGAACTCCACCGTGTCGTACCCGGATAGATCGAGCGAAGAGATGCTGTCGGAAGCAATGATGTCCGTTGCTCCCAGTCCAGCAGCAAGCACAAACTTATTCGCGCTATTCCCACTGGCGTAGTCTTCCCCGTCGGCACTGGCTGTTACGTCAGCATCTACCAACTCGTCGAAGACCGTGTTGCAGTTATGAATCGACGTCCACGTATACGAAGAGCGATAGTTCAAATGCTGCAAGCCTACAAACGCCGTTGGGAACTCGTAGTTCCTGCGATCCCTGTAGGTGTGCAAACTGATGTCTGTAGACGGAGGCGCACCCTTGCGGGTGATAGTCCGTACAGCCCGGTCAATCATGTCGTGGACACGCGCTGGAGGCATGTCCTCGTCCCAGGACTCGTAAGTATCTCCGTCCGCTGTTGAAGCGGCCAGGACATCTCCGCGAGTAGTGAACGTGGTTGAAGAACCGACGTATGAGGTCTGAATCCGAATCGCCCCGTCGTTTGTCCCAGACGTAAAGACGATGTGATTACCGTTCTCGTGGTCGTCGGCGTTAGGCATCTCTGCATCTACGCCGGTCGAGGTCGAGCCAGAACCAGTCATAGTCCCGAGACGTATTGCACCGAGATTGTGGCCGATAGATTTGCGAAGTTCTTCGCGAGTCTGCCCGACGATTACAGCCATGACTTAAATAGTTACTTCCATTTCAGGATGCGAAGAGGACATATGCAGGCGAGTGTTCCGGTTCTTCTGCCTAACAGACTTGCCTTTCATCGGCTTGTCGCAAAATAAGCAAGCCGAAAGCATTTCTTCAACCTTGACACGCTTCGGCTCAACCTCTGGTTCGATAACGAAGGTTTCGGGAACGACCTCTTCCTCTTCCTCTTCAATAACTGGAGGAACAATCTCGACTGGAGGTGCAGCCTCGTTAACTGCGGCTACCGGCACTGAAAGGTCTTCGTCAGGCGTGTTGGCGCGAATAAGAGCCTGTCGAACAAGTCGCTCTTCCCCGTCAACCTTCTGCTGTTCAATGTCCTGAATCTGCGCCCACTCGTTCTTGTGGCGGTGCTGCATGTGCAGCCGCATCTGGAACTCACTGGCGAGATTGCCCGACTTGCAAACCGGAAGCCCCATACGGTCATACGCAGAACGATCTTCAGAATCTGGATGGAGCATACAGAGCGTACTGCCACGCCACGGCTCAATCGCTGGCTTAACAGTCGTGAAGCAACGAACACCTTCGTCGTTCACCTTGAGAAGTTGAGCAGCAAGCATGTTCCGGTTGACCTTGCTCGGCTCACCCGTGAACTTGTCCCAGACAGTGACCCAGCCAGCAGACTCCATCTCCTCTATCGTGATCCCCCACGGAGTCTCTTTGCTTGGCAACTGAACCAGCGCGTCTTCCATGCCCGGAGAGATCGCATCCTGGGCAAGCAAGGCAAGTTCCTCTGGACGCATTTCGTCTTCGCTTTCGAGGACTTGGTTGCTGAGTTCTGCGAGTTCTTTCATCGAGGGCATCTATCGTTTGTCCTTCGCTAATGAGCCAGTGGTCTTTCGTCCGACAAGATTTCGTTGCTGTTTGTCTTTCTCGTCTTCGTAAGCCGTTAGATAGTCTTGCGCTGACATCGCCGGGATTTCGTCCCAGTCAAACTTCTTGCCGCGCAAGTTGTCTGCGTAGTCCATGAGAGACGCTACAGTCTCCCAGACATGACCGCGCCCTCGCTCGTCTACTGTACCGCCAATGATGTTCAACTGCTTTGTTATTCCAAAGGCAGATGCTGGCCCCATATCAGTCCGATGCTCGACAAGCCGGTCGTTACGAACAACCTTGACGATCTGATACCGACGTGGAGGGCCGAAGTTAGCAGGAGGCAGGTTCAACTCTTCAAGGCTCCAGGCAGGCTCGTCCTTGCGGATAGAGAAAGTCCCGACTAATAGCGTCACGCAACAGGTTCCTGTTCAGCCTTCTCAACCTGCTCACAATCGCTGACGGTGAACCCGCCATCGTGAAGTTCGATCTGGTCAAGAGTGACCGTCTGGTTCTTGAGCATGTGGATCACGGATACCGTGGCACTGAGTTGAGACTCCAATTCAGTAAGTTCTATTAACTGCCTGCCAATGATCTCTTCTGCGCTCATAGGTTCCCTTTGGAGTTGTTGCCCCCGCCCCGAAGGGCGAGGGCGTTCTTACCTATTGACTAGGCGTTCCAGTCACGGTTTGCCTTAACAAGAAGGTAATCTACATCCATGATGGCAAGTTCAGTCGTGTTAGCGGCAGCAGCAAGACAAACAGCCAAATTGGTTGTTGTCGAACATGCACCTTTAACCGTCTGCTTCAAGTCACCGTCGATGTACCAACGAGCGGTCCCGTTTGAATCAACTTCAAGTTTAAGGATTTGCCACTCACCAGCTACAGCGTCATCGTCTAGGTCAACGGCAGTAGTAGTGGTTGAAGCCGTGGCAGTACCACCACTGTGGATGCCGTGCCAGTCTTCATCGTCAGTGAGTTCATCACTCAGGTAAAAACCAACACAGTCCGCAGGGATAGTGAGGGTTGTTCCCGAAGCATTGATGACGATATCTTCAAGCTGCTCATCAACCGAAAGGATGCTGGTCAGCCCAAAGAATATCTCTTTAGTGTCCAAGTCGGGAAGTTGAACGCGAGCTTCCAGAACAATCGTCCCCATCAGCCCAACATCAAGACCGATGTGTGTGCCGATAAAGGTCGTGTCAGCGTCGGTATTGCCAGAAGTGATTGTTACAACGCCCGAAAGCGCGTCCTTACCTGCAATACCGGCATCGTTGTCCTCGAACCCCTCGCCACCGGCGTAGAAGGCTCCCAAATCCGCTGTATCAGCGGTTAGTGCCAGAGTGTCCCCGACTCCAAAAAAGTCGTTGAAAAGTCGGATACGTCCCACTTCTCCTTGAGCGTTTATAGCCATTTTCTATTACCTCGTCCCCTTACCGATAAGGCGGGTTTGGGACTGATTGTTTAGAGACTCCAATTGAGCCTCTAACTAGCATCGTTAGCTAGTCGGAGTAGTTGCGTCACTCTGAATCTCAAAGAGCCAGTTGCCCGAAGATCGCTCGGCGTACGCGTACTCGTCGCGGTGAAGCATGTTAGTGCCGCCACCACCGATGAACTCGTCACGAACCATCTTCACGAACGGCGCACGAGCCTGACACAGAACGATGGCTCCACCGGAACCGGAGGCGAAAATGCCACCCTTTGCGTCCGGGGTCGAGTCAAGCGGAATGTTGTCGTCCTGGAAGAACGCTGCGTCTGCGATCGGAAGCATGTAGCCTCTGCCGTAAACTTCAGCGGTCGAACCAGCAGGAACCGGGTAGGTTCCAACGCCACCGACTAATTCGTCGTACAGGTCTTTGGATTGAAAGCCGTGGAGCACGAAAGAAACCGGGCCGTCCCATGTCTCGGTCGTGTTGCTGCGGATGCGGAACGCACCTGCGGCTACATGGCCTGATGTAAGGGTCGTGCCGGTTCCGCACAGAGACGTGGTAGCACCGTCAAGAACGGTGATGCCGTCAATGTCCTTCTTGCGCTCAATAGCGTTCTGAGCAAGCGCGCCCGTCTTCGCAATCACGTTCTTCGAGACGTTGCGAGCCGCACGATCCGTAAGGAACGTGTGAACCGAAATCATTTCGGGCGTGATCGAAAACGGAGTGTCCGCGAGAACCTGGGGATTGTCTTCCTCAGTGGTCTCGGTGATTGCTGATGCAGTCAACTGCGCCAGCGAGATTTCTTTCCAACTGTTGCCAACTCCTGTACCGAGTTTTACCCGGTCAGCCAGTTGCGGCATCACACCCTTCGTCTCTCGGACGATACGGGCCTGATTCACAATATCTGGGAGAGAGTCGGCAAGAGAGGATGTATATGTCGTCCCTGTTGCCATATTGTTCTCCGGTTAAGAGCCTGTCCCCAGCTACATGTTTCCACGTTTTTGCTGGATTGAGATGGCTCGTGCTGTGTCGTCGCTTCGTCCTGCGGCGTAATCCGCCATGAACTGTGCATCTGACTGAGAACCCGATTGGCTCCCCCCGGAATCCAGTTGGTTTTCTGGACCCCCTGCGGGAACAACCGACTTCCTAGCTTCAGCCGATGCTGTCTCTGCCCTAGATGACGCAACATTCCCCGCCTCGGCAGCAATCTCCGCAATAGCTTCCCCGAGGTAACTGAACTCTGGAGACAAGGCGTTGTTAGCGTCCTGAAACTCCGAAATCCTCGTCACCCCGAAAGCGGCTACCTTGTTGAGAGCAGTCTCGATAGGCTCGGAAAGGTTGTGCTTTTCGGTAAGGTCTTTTGTGAAAGCCGTCAACATCCCCATCGCAGCGTTTTGATTCTGCTGAACCACCTGCTGCGCTTGGGCTGTCTGCACTTCGTTTAACTGTTCGGCTTGCGCTTCGCTTCGCAATCTTCCCGCAAGATTGTCGCCTGCTTCTGCGACCCGCTGGGCATACATATCTGGCGTAAGCCCTTGCTCGTCGTAGAAAGTTGCGAGGTCTCTGCGGTGCGCCTCAACCTGCGTTTCTATCGCCTGTTGAGATGCTGCTTCTGCGGCCTGTGCTGCTATCTGCCTTGCTTCAGCCTGTGCCGCTGCGATCTGCCTGTCCGCTGATGCCTGAAGATTACGGAACTCTTCGGTATCTCTTATGTTTACCGAGGGTGCTGCTTCTTCAGTATCAGTTTCTTCAGCGGCAGGCTCGCTCGCCGTTTCTTCCGGTTCATCAGTAGCTTCGGGTTCCGACGCAACTGCTACAGGCTGATCCTCTTCCGGTGACTCTGCCGGGGTTTCCTCGTCGAGAATGTCGTCGGGGCCAAGTTGATAAACCTGGGCCTCGCTTACATCGCTCGTAACAAGAGATTCCTCGGCAGCTTCTACTGAAGGAGAATCAACAACTGCCTCAGTTGTCGAAACCGTATCTGCTGGTGTAACCAAGTGAAGACTCCTAACTACGCCATAGTGTAGCGCATTAGTTTTGAATCGCTATATATAGGGGTGTTAACGAGTTAAACCTAATATCCAGGGTACTCTATAAGTTTTCGCGGAGCCGCTGGCTGTTGCGGAACGGCCTGCTGCCCCGGAGCCGTTGCAGCCTCAGTTCCTGACTGTATCGCGCCACTGTAGTCAGAACGGGGCGGGTTCTGTAATTCTCGTTCTGCCCGAGCGTCGCTGGATCGCTGGATGCGGTCCTTTGTCTTCTTGGGAAGGATGTTGAACAGCCCTTCAGGTATCAGGCGACGGTTCGTATTCGCCGAGACGTAATCCAGCGTGCCTTCACGGAACCACTTCTTTTCAAGTTCCTCAATCGTGACAGCCCAGAGTTCGGTGTTAAAGCGACCTGACGGAACTGACGGCTCAAGAGACTCAGGCTTCATAGCTGCTTGAGCGTCGTAGTATTCCTGAAGCGCAGCCTGCTCTTTATCCGTGCCACCTTGAACTGTCTCGTATGTGGCATCCCCGAATATCTGCTGACTTGTTCCCTGCCGAATCCCTGCGTAGAGAGTCTCCAGGCTGAAATATTCACGAACCTTCTCAGACCTGCTCAATGTCTTATCCGCAAGCACAGCGTTCAAGTCAGCAAGATGCTGGTCGTTGATCTTCTCTAACTCACTCGGCTCTCCATCGTCTACCGCCCGGAACAACATTCTCACAATGTCCTTTTCAAACAGCCACAGTTTCGAGTACGGTTTCCTGTAAACCTCTTCAGCCATTGTTCCTACTGAGTCGAACGTCTGCACACCCGCGCCGAACGTACCGCCAAATGTTGCTGCCACTATCTCAGGCGCACTACCGACACGAACCGCCTCTTCGATGTCCTGCGCGATTAACGGTGTGAGTAACCGAAGTGCAGGGTTAGTGCGGGTGTTGAGTTGCCTGTATACCTTCGGGTCTGTGACAGTGAACTCGTCTCCGATGAAGTCTTTCTGCGTGATGGCATCAATCCCAAACCCCAGCGTTGGGTGAGCCTTAGAGCGCAATCCTACCAATACTTCTCGCCCTCTATCTACATCTGAGGTTGTCCCCGTAGACGTGCTTGTCTTCTTCCCGGTTATGAGGCTTCGTATAAGTCTCAGCGGCTGCAAGAACCCTGCCCCGAGATCGAGTTCCGCCTTGCCTATTTTGATTTTCCCATTACGGTTCACATCTACGCCCGGAGCAGCTTCGGCAAGTGCTAGTAGCGAACCGAACGTCAGCGCAAATGAAACAAGGTCAGCGATAACCTTCGCTCGCACTCCTGGCGCACGAGTTAGAGCAGCAGCAGGCAACGCAAATCGAGATGTCGTTAGCCTTATAGAGAAGAAGAGTCCGTTCAGTATCGGCAACGCCGCCTCTGCTGGCCCTAACGGTCCCCGTCCGCTGGACCAGTTAATGTAGTTGGCGATGGCGTCGAGTTGGTCATCGGTGGCTTCAAGACCAGCCTTCTCTATGTTCTTAACCATGTTCTCCATCACCCCGAAACGAAGTTCATTCAACATAGTCGTGTACCCACGAGCAGAGTTACGGAAGCCCCATAGTTTTCCCGTGAGCCGAGAAATGAACGCCTCTTCACGGTTAGAGAGTGTCGTGCTTTCTGCGAAGTCAGTAATTTGCAGGCGTGTGCCGCCACCTGGCTTTCTTGTGAACCGTTCAAAGTTTAGATTCGCACGCATCCGTTCACGCGCAGCCACCGCATACGATTCTTTTGCAAATGCCTTTAACTGAGATACGAACGCATCTCGGAAGACCCGCTTGTTCCCCGGCCCAAGTGCTGCGGCCTGCCTGAGAGTGGCAGAGATGTCGAACGAGGCGAGTGTGGCCCGTGGCAGGTTCCACACATCGACAAACAAATCCCACGCCTTCTGGCCGAGAGACCGTTTAGAGAGGATTGCTCGCACGAACTCCGTACCGAACGCCTTCTCAAGTAGAGCAATTTCAAAAGGGGCTGGGATTACTGTGTGGTCAGGATTAAAGAGTTTTTGGAAGGCTTTATCTGCATTGAACTGGTCAAAGTTATAGAAGTCTGAAGCCTGGCCTCCTGTACGAAGAGGAGAGTTTTCGCCCCAGATACGTGTAAGAAGGCTTTCGAGTTGTTCGTCAGAAAACAGAGGACGGATTCCTTCAAACGTCTTCCCCTCAACTTCGCCACCTAACCCTCGGGCAAATGCAGCCCCTCTTTCTAAGTTACTAGGTGCTCTCCTAGCACTTGCACCAGCACGAGCCGCTTTTTGCTTGTTTAATTTAGCAAGCGCACGTTTAGCTTTTTCTGTAAGCGGTTTTGCTTCTCGAATTACTTTTGCGGCTGCAAGAGTGAGCGGGTCTTTATCTGCTGGAAGATCAGGCCGTCCTACAACACGGCTTAAATCATCTACTGACGCAGCAATGAAATCTACTTCAGGTATTCCACTTGGTTCTGGAGCCGCTGCCGGTGGCACTTGTCCAGGAGGCGGCTCAACAGGCGGCGGCGGTGCTGCCGCTTGCGTTACAGGCGGCACGACCTCGTCCGCAGCACGCACACCAGGCGTGGCGGGGGAAGCTCGTCCGAGTACGTTGCGTATCTGGTCTAGTGTTATGTCTCTTATTTCGCCGGTTCCAACTCGGAATCCAACAAGGGTTCGCGCTCCCGTTAGGTCAGCAACAGCCTCGGCAATCTCAAATAATTCAGGTCGGCTAAAGGAGTTGGCAAAAGCCTTGTCCTCAAATGGGAGAGGGTTCCCTGCTAGGTCAAGTCCACGAACCTCTATCTCGAAAGCGTCGCCGCCGGTGGGCATACGTCGAGCGGCAATCGCAGCAAGCGGTTGGCCGTCATCGGTCCAGACTTGCATCCGAATAACGGGACCAAGTATCCCGTCCTCAAGACTCTCTTCCTGCGCTGCTAGTTGTGCTTCTGGGTCAGTAATGTCAAGGATTTTGAAACGCCCACTACGAGTTGGGACAACGTTCTGAACGCCACCTTCAGGGAACCTAGCGAGCCTGTCGATAGGTGTCTGTCCCGCCCCCGCAGCCTCCCTAGCAGCACGCACAGGCGGCGTGGTGGGGGCGGCGGGGGAAGGTGAACGGCCCGTTAGGTCAAGCACCATTTCTCGGTCGCCTAATCTATTGCGAGTGCCTGTTTCAGTGAATCCTAATTGCTCAAATAGTCCACGGCTTCCGCCACGTTCGGAGAATATTTCTATTCGTGTAGCACCACGTCGTTGAAGTTCATCAATACTGTCTTGAACGAGATCACGAGCAAAACCCTGTCGGCGCACATCGGCCTTTGTTTCAAGATCAACGATAGAGCCAAGCCGACCGCTTTCATCCGCTGGCCCAAGAATTAGTTGTGCTTCAGCCCCTTCGTTCACAACATTTATGCGATCTCCACTTCCAGTGGTGAACTCGCGCTCAACAGCGAACCCACGTCTCCCGCCCCCCGTTACGTCGGGGGTGGCGGGGGCTATCTGGCG